AGCACCGTCACCGCGTAGCCCTGCGCCGCCGGAAGGGCAGGACGGGGGGCGGGCGCGGCGTCCAGCGCGGCCCACAGCGGCGAGTTCCAGCCCGTAGCGGCCCGCAGGGCGGCGGCGGGGGAAGCGGGAGCGCCGGCGGGCGGAGCCGGGGGCGGGACCGTCCACCGCGGCGGCAGCGCCGGGTCCGACGACACCGTCAGCGCGACTTCCAGCCCCTCCATGCCCACGAACTGGGCCACGCTCTTCTGCTCAAACCCCGCCGTCACCAGCGCAAGCGCCGCCTCGGACTTGGTCCGGAGCTCCAGGGCGTCCTGCTCGCGGTTTTCAGGGCGAGGGTAAATGAAATCGAATTCAACATCCTGGCCGGTCGCACCGAAAAGCGGAAGGAACTGCGTGTTCAGCACGTTCCGCCAGCGCTTGAGCCGAGGTTCCACTTTCCAGGCGGCGAAAACTTCCTGCCCGGTTTGCGCATTCGCCCTGTTGACGTCATCAGAGACTCCGGTCATGACTTTCGCCATTCCCAGGGCTTCACGGATGATATCCCGCATCGTTTCACGCAAATGCGCGAAATCCATGTCCTTCACGGTGCCGTGAGTGTTCGGCACCCAGGTCACTCCCGCTTCCAGCACCGCGATCCGGTGCGACCTGGCCACGCCCCGGTGCGTCTCCCGCCAGCGGTCAACCAGTTCGTCAAATTCGCCCTCCTGAAGCTCATGGTCGAGCTGCAGGACCCCGCCGGGTTCGGCGGAATTGACGAAGAAATTACGGTTCCACTGCGCCGCATAGTCGGCGGCCTCAATGTCGGTCAGAACGCTCTGCACCGGACCGCAGCCGCCGTAAATATCCTCCGGGTCGGCGAAACGGTTGAAAATCACTTCCGTCGGCAGCAGCGGAACATGCTCCCGGCCGTCGGGAGAGGTGTAAATCCAGCCCGCGAGGAACTTGTTGCGGTCCGGAACCGGCGTCATCCGGTCCGGGCGCACCGGCCACAGGCCGAGCGGGATCTTCGACGCGCCTTCGGCGAAGTCGACGACCCAGTGAGCCTTGCCCGTCTGGGTCATCCAGATGTCGCTGATCTCGAACAGCATGAAGCGGTCGAAAATCGGCTTCCTGACGCCGTTCACCATCACCGAGGCGGGCATCTCAAGCACGTTCAGCGCCGCGTGCACCGTCACCTGCTTGCGCTGCTCGCTGCCCTGGTCGCTGGTCGTATACCGGTCCCGCGGACCGCCCTTGCGGAACAGCACCCAGTCCTGTTCGGCCACGCTCTCGGCGATCAGGCCGGAGTTGGAGCGGACAGTGCCGTTCGCCTTGTACGTGCGGATCAGCTGCAGGTCAGGATTCGCGCTCGACGACGTACCCGGCATGCTGATCGACCCCGGGCCCATCGGAACCGGCGGGGCGCCGGACGACTTCGGGGCGAGCACCTTGCCCAGCAGCGACGGCATCAGGCGAACACCTGCCCCGGGCCGCCGCGCCTGCGGATCGTCTCCCGCAGCCAGCGGATGAACTCATCGCCCGAGCTGCCGTCGAACTGAAGCGTCAGCGCCTGGGGCGCGGCAGGCTCGCCGCCCGCCTCTTCCGGGCCGATAACGCCGATCTCGGCGCCGGCTTCGAGGATCAGCACCTTCGGCTTGTAGTCTGCGTCCCTGAAGACACGCGCGACCGCCGCCTCGATCTCGTCAGGCTCATCCGGGAACAGGTTGCGGTCGAACTTCAGCACCAGGAAATCGCCCGGCCTGATCGCCAGCCGCGCAACCTCGGCACTTAGCGGGTCATTAGCGCCGACCGGGCCGAGGAAGACGCCCACGTCAGCGGACCTTGAATTCCGCGACCAGGATGACGACCGCAGTCCCGATCAGCCCCGCCCCGGTACCCCAGTGCCAGCACGCCGCGTCCGCGAAGCCCAGCGCCGCCAGGGTGCCCGTGTGATCCGCGATGAACGCGGCCACCTTCGACGGCTTACGGGAGCGGGCGGCCCGCGCGGCGAACGTCCCGGCCAGCTTGCCGATGAGGGAACGGCCAGACGGCGCGGTAACAGCGGCCAAGCGGCCCTCCCCTCACAGGGAGAACCGGGAGCGGGCGTCACGAAAGAGCCAGGGGCAATTCCACCGCTCCCGGCTCTCGTGACACGCACAGGTTAACATCAATTTGGCTGATAACAACAAGAGCAGGCGCGACACGCGGCACCAAAACCCCATGAACGCGCTCCCGGCACTGTAGGGAGTCTCTAAATGGCGGCTCGCAAGCTGCTGGGCAAAACGCAACCGCGCCTGTGGACGCCCCCGCTCCGCAAGCTCACCAGGGCCACCAGTCACGGCTACTCGGTCTGCGACTTCGCCGACGCCATCGGCGAACCGCTGCTCCCCTGGCAGAAATGGCTCGCCGTCCACGCCATGGAGGTCACGCCCGACGGCTTCTACCGATTCCGGGTCGTCATCGTCCTAGTCGCCAGGCAGTCCGGGAAAAGCTCGGCCAAGCGCACCATCAGCCTCTGGCGGCTACATGTCGACGGCGCCAAGCTCATCCTCGGCGTCGCCCAGGACGTCAGCCTCGCCCGCGAGCAGTGGCAGATGTGCCTCGACACCATCGAAGCGTCGCCCGACCTGTCCGAGGAACTCGCCCAGGTCCGCCGCGTCAACGGCGACGAATGGTTCAAGCTCGCCGCCGAACTCGACGCCCGCGGCGAAGGCGAGCTCATCGATGAGCGCGAGCTCAACTACGACGACGACGAGCTAGACGAGTCCCTCACGCTCACCGGAGGCGGCCGGTACAAAATCGCCGCCTCCAACCGCAAAGCAGGCCGCGGCCTGAGCATCGACGAGCTCAACATCGACGAACTGCGCGAGCAGCGCAACTGGCAAGCCTGGTCGGCCCTCTCCAAAACTGTCATGGCCCGCCCAGACGCCCAGATCTGGTGCATGTCTAACGCTGGCGACGACGAAAGCGTCGTACTCAACCAGCTCCGCGACGCCGCGCTGTCCGGCCGCGACCCCTCCATCGGCCTTTTCGAATGGTCCGGACCCGACGGATGCGAACTAGACGACTGGGACGCCATCAGGCAGGCCAACCCCGGCCTCGGCTACACCGTCAGCGAAGCCGCCATCCGTACTGCGCTCGCCACCGACCCGCCGAACGTGTTCAGAACCGAAGTCCTGTGCCAGAAGGTCGACCAGCTCGACGGCGCCATCGACTACGAAGCATGGAAAACCCTCGCCGACCCCTCCGGCACCATGGAAAAACACAAAGGCAAGCTCGCCGCCTGCCTCGACGCCGCCCCCGACGGCCAGCACTTCACCCTGTCCGTCGCCGCGAAGCTCGCCGACGGCCGGCCGAAGGTGGAGCTGGTGCGCGACTGGATCTCCACCGCCGACGTCCGCCGCGAACTCGCCGCAGAACTCGCCAAAATCAAGCCCAGGGCCTTCGGCTGGTACCCGGGCGGCCCCTGCGCCGAAATCGGCGATGTCATCAGGCCGCTGGCCAGGAAAATCAACAAGCACCCCGGCGAACGCAAGCCCGACGAGATCCCCGAAGACGGCGCCATCACCGGATCCAGGGTCAGCGAAGCCTGCATGGGCTTCTCCGGCTTCGTCCGGGCCCGCGGGCTCCTCCATGCCGGGCAGGAACTCCTCGACACCCACGTACGGGGCGCCAGCAAGCTCTACACCGGCGACGGATGGAGGTTCACAAGGCGCGGGGAAGGGCACTGTGACGCCGCCTACAGCGCCGCAGGCTCAGTATCGGTGCTGCTGACCATGCCGGAGCCGAAACGCGGCAGCATCCGCTCGTTCGCCGCCTAGAAAGCGTCACCCCCGGGCTACGCAGCGGCGAGACCGGGGGTGTCAGCCGCGCCGACGCAGCTACCGTCTCGCCAGCCGAGGTGGCGCCTGCCGGGAAGCTATCCCGTCGACCATCCACCGCGTGGATCCGGGTGGGATTTGAACCCACGACCTTCCGCGTTGCCACGGAGCCCGGACCTGACCCGTGCTGCCGGACCCGCTGCCCAGACTAGCGCGGGAAGTGACCGCTTCCCTCGCACAGCGGGCACGGAGGCCCAGTCGGGTCGCAATCAGGACAGTGGAAGACCTGCTGGCCCAACGTGTTAAGTCGCGAGCCGATTGCGGGTTTTCCGCACGAGCACAGCACCGGCAACCCGCCCGGGCCAAGGATCGTCACGTTCATACCGCCCTCTTCCGCTTCGCCGGACTTGCCGCGTGAGCCGCACGGATCTTCGCAACGCCGTTCGGACGGGCCGAGCGCTGCGCGGCACGCCGCTTCGCCGACCTCGCCTCCAGCTCCTGCAGCACTTTCAGCAGCTGCGGAGCCGTCTGCCCGATCATCAGGCTGAGCTGATCACCCTGCATGTCGTCAATGGCACTCGCCATCTTCCTGGCCAGCGCAACCACCGCCGCATCAGCATCAGGCGGGGCAATCGCCGCGATCGTCTTGTCAACCGCCGCGGCGATGGTCACCGTCCTGCCGTCCTCCGGCTCGTCCGGCACCAAATGCAGGTCCATAACCGCCATTGAAGCACCCCCTCCCCCCCTCCCCTGCCCCGCCAGGCCCGCAAAAAGGCCCCCGGGGGGTCTGCGGGGAGGGGTTTTCAGAGCCGGGCGACTCTGTCGCCCCCCTTGGCCGATGGACTTTTTTTCGCGATTACCACCCCGTGTGATGTCACTTTAAGTGACATCACTTTTTGTGATCACCCCCCGGTGGCGGGCTGCCAGTCCTTCCGCGCGAGCGTGGCGAGCGAGATGCGGGTGACGGTGCCGCGCTTGTCTCCGTAGTACTTGCCTGCGGGTGCGGGTCCGCCTGCTACCTGGTCGAGGTATGCCTGTACCTCGTGGCTGTTGGTCAGGTTGGTGCAGCTGGCTTTGCCGTCGGCGATGGCGTCGATGCGGATGAGGCGGCCGGGCTGGGACTGCTGCGCCCAGACCTGGCCCGGCTTCACCTCGGTCACAGCTTCCACTCCTGCTGCCAGTCCGGGTGGTCGCTCCAGATCCCGGCCAGATCCATCAGGATGCCTTCGCCGACGATGCTGGTCGGCTTGTCGTTGACCTCCGCTAGCCGTGCTCCCGTGCTGGCGATCGCCCGCTTGGCCGCGACCTCGCGGCGGGGGCGGTCGTCCCCGGCGAACCGGCGCAGGACTTTTTCGCTCCATCTGTCGGCGTCAACGAAGCGGACCTCGTCTTGCGGGGCCGCGTCTTCCTCGTCAAGCGCCGAGCCGGGCGCTGATGAACGCGGTCAGGCCGTCGGTCACTCCGGCCTCCATTCGGGCTTGTAGCCGGGGTGGCTGGCGAACCGTGCGGCCCTGATCTTGATGACCTCTTCGAGTGCTTCGCAATAGCCGAGCTTGTACTTGCCCGCCTCGAGGGCGTTGCCGATCTGGTACTTCCACAGGATCGCCCTATCTGCTGCGATGTCGGCGAGCACGGCGGCCGGGTCGTTCGCGGCGATGTGGTCGGCTGTCGCAGTTTCGATTTGGTCGGCAACCCAGTATGAGCCTGGCGGGGGCGTGCGGATGCTGCGCTTGTCGTCGTCTTCAGTAGGCCCGGTTACCCACGTGGCCCCGCTTTCGGCATTGGCCGCCGCTTCGGCCGCCGCTTCCAGTTCGTCGAGCCGTGCGGCGAGAAACTCCGCCAGGCCGTCCGTGCCGCTCACCGTTCGGGCGTTCCGTCGAGCGAGATGCGCCAGCCGATTACGCGCTTCGGCCCGGGGAAGTTCTCTGCCCAGAAGATGCCGGGTACCGCAGGGAGGCGCTGCTCGGCTATCACGACCCGTCCGTTGTCGTCGAGGCAGGTGAGAGTTACTGTCACCATCGGCGGCGGGGGCTCCCGCCGTTCTTCGCGGGTGATCCATACAGGTACGTCGTGCTCGACTTCGTCCTCGTCGGCGGCCCGGCATTCGTCCCGGCCGTACTGGTTGTACCAGCGTTCACCGGGGCGCCGGGTGCAGTCCGTGTTGCAACGGACACAGGTCCCCTCGTCGATCTTGATGACTTTCGCGCCATTCGCCGCGTTCGTAGAATCGTCCATGCCGGCTCCTTTCCAGCCGTCCGGCCCCGGCGCGGTCGCCTCCGCTGCCGGGGTCATCGTCAAGCTACCAATTCGTGCGCCGGGTCAGCACGGGGTCTCCGGCGGCCTTGCGGTGGCCTTTCTGCCGGTATCCGCCGCCTTCCTGCGCGGTTTTCCGCTGGTGGCAGCGCCGGCAGAGCACCCGGAGGTTGTCCAGGTGGTGGGTGCCGCCTTGCGTCACCGGCGTGATGTGGTCGACCTGTACGCGTTCGCGGGAGCCGCACCGGCGCCCGTTTTCGAGGTGCTCGCATGATCCGCCCGCTCGCCTGATGGCGAGCGGGCGGTTTTTGCGGTATTCCGGCCCGTAGACCTGGGCGTCGCGGGCCCGGTCGGCGGCGGTCTTGTTCCAGGCCATCAGAACGGCTCCGCATCAGCCGGCGGTTCGCCGTACTGCTTGCGTGCCTCGTCGGCGGCCGCCCCGATCGCGGCCGCGATGTCGTCCCAGCTGATGCCGAGCATGCGAGCGTAGTGCACGAGGGAGCGTTCCCCTTCGGCGAGCTCGGCGCGTGCTGCCGGGATGCCGCGGACGATCGCCATGTGCTGTTCGCGTTCGCGGGCGAGAAGTTCGGCGTCCTCGTCTTCGCCGGTCCCCGCGCTTCGTCGGCTGATCTCGTCGGCCAGTCGCTGGCGCCATTCGGTGCCGGGTTCCGATAGCTGGTGAGCGTGCCGCAGTGCGCCTTCGTCAAGGTCGGCGATTGTTGCTTGCATCTCGCGGCGCTGGCGTTCCGCCGCGCGCTCGTACTCGCCGCCTATCCTCGCCATGCGCTCATCCTCCCATCAGGCTCCGCTCTTGCGGGGCCGCCCGGTGCGCTTGCGGTCCCATCCGCGGTTGAAGGCCTCGAGCTCTGCGCGGTCCCATACGGGGCCGCTCTTGAGGTCGTCGACGGGGCGCGGGAAGTCGGCGTGCTCGTCCCGGAGCTGGTTGACGCGCTGCGGGGACACGCCGAGGATCTCGGCGGCCTCTGCCCTGCCGGCGAGGCCTCCGCGTGGCGTGGCCGGCCGGAACGTCTCGGCCTCGAAGTCCTCCCAGTCCACGACTCGGCCTTCACGGATGCTGGCGGTCGAGCCTGCGCGGTGGACGGCGCTGGTGACCGTGTCAATGCCGTACTTGAGCACGGTTACCGCGTCGGCGTCCGGGTCGGGCGTGCTGGTGCTGAAGAGCAGCACGCTGGTGCTTCTGTCGTATGCGATAGTGCCGTGCGCCTCGATGGCGACGGCGTCGAGCTGCCGGCTGTCGAGCGCGGGCTTGATGTCGGCCCGGATGATGACTGCGTACCCGTTCACTGTTGTTCCCTTTCGGTTGTGCGGGTGGTTTGCTTGTGGGGACCGGGCCGGCCTCACTACGGATGAGGCCGGCCCGGCTGCTCCTTAGGGGAGCTTCAGCCCCATGGCCAGCAGGCCATTGGCCAGGGTGACGAGGTCCCTCGCGGTGGTGACTTCCGCGAAGACGGTGATGCCGCCCTTGCGGAAGCGCCACGCGGCCCAGGCGGTCTGGGTGACTTCCCAGTCCTGGTGCTCGGCGGCGGTGACGAGCCGCTCGAGGAAGCCCGCGATTACCTGGCTTTCGTTCATATGATCACCCCCTCTCTGTCCTTATGTCAATAACTTTATCATATGTCCTAACGTTTAGCAAGGACTTTATGAGATCCGGGTGCACGAAAAAACCCGCACCGGCGGAGGATTCCGCCTGTACGGGCCTGCGCCGGCCTGGCCGCTTACGCCCTCAGCAGGTGCGCGGGCGGCAGTGCGGCGAGCGGCACGATGACGGGCGGTTCGACGGCGATCCGGCCGTTTTCCTGGTACTTGAAGCCGCACTCGTCCCGCTTATAGGCGGTCACGATGGCGAATGCCGCGTCGAGCAGGTAGAACTCGACGCGGCAGGCGTAGCGCCCGCGCAGCCCCAGGTTTCCCTGCAGCCAGTCGTCCAGTTCCAGCAGCTGTCTCTCGGTCCAGCCGCGCCACCAGTCGCGGGCACGGCCGTCCCAGACGGCGAGCGGCTCCAGGCCCTCCGGGATGACGGCGGTCACGGTTCAGCTCCCGGGAGCGCCGGAGGAGCTTCAAGGGCTGCGGGCGCGGGCGCGTCAAGCGCCAGCGTGACGCCGGTCCGCTCGCAGAACTCCTCAAGGCTGATCTCGCCGCCGCCGTCGCCGTCGTCGAACGAGAACTGCGCCTCGTCGAGGTCGTAGCCGCGGCCCATGGTGCCGAGTCCGGACCTGTAGCGCAGGTACCAGTAGCGGCCCTGGTCGTCCCATGCGTCCCACTGCGACGGGCAGGCGGTGCAGGTTTGAATGGCTTTGACCAGGGTGACCGTGCTCACCAGTCGTCCTCTCCGTTGCCGGGCCAGTACCCGGCGATGATCCTGTACGCGCGCCGTGCGGTGCGCTCGCGCCAGTCGCCCCGTTTCCAGCGGAGCTTCTGCCGCCAGGTCGGCGGCGGGGGCTTCGGTGCGTCCGGGTCAATCGGCCCGATCATGGCCGTTTCCAGCGCAGTGCGCAGAATCTCGGTCCGGAGTGCTTCGGGCACGAGAAATCCGGGACCGCGCGCGCGAGTGACCGCGCGCACGGCCTCAGCTGCTTCCGGGTCGGTCACTCGTGCCGCGCGATCGACGCATTGGCGTGCATGACCGCCTCTTCGATCTTGGTCAGCGCAAGCGACTGCTCGCGACTCGGCGGCGTCATGTCGTTGACCAGCGTGGCGAAGTGTAGCCCGGCAGCGCGGATCTGCTCGTACCGCTGCGCCTGGTCGCCCTTCGGCGGGTGGTAGGTGAACCTGTTGATCAGGTCGTCGCTGTCAGCCATGACGGTCAGCCCTGCGCCGGTGCACCCTGCTGCGGCTGCACGGGCGCGGCCTGTGTTCCCTGCGCCGGGTTGTACAGCGCGAGCAGGCCGTCGAGCGCGGGCCCGAACTGGCTGGCGAGGTAGGCGAGGGCCTCCGGCGGGATGAGCCCGGCGGCGACGTGCTCCGCGCCCTTGATGGCGACCTGCACCAGCGGGTTGCCTTCGAGCTTCTTGGCGACGCCGAGCGCGGCGGGCAGGTTCTGCTCGAGCTTGGCGACTTCGGCCTTGACGGCGGCGTAGCCGTTCTCGACGTCGGTGATGAGTGACATTCGGTTCTCCTTGGTTCGGGCAGGAGCGGGCGCTGCTGCCATTGTGGCCGGCACGGTGGCCGGGGGCTGGTGTGCCGCGTCGGCGGCATGATGATGGCGGCCGAAGACGGCTTCCTCGGCCTCGCGGAAGATGTCGGGCATCTTCATCGGTGCGCTCCTTGATGTTCTGTGGGGCCGTCCGCGCCTGCCGTGCCTAGACCGGACTGGCCACGCCATCCCCTGCCATGACTCGCCGTACCTGCCCTGCCATGCCGCGCCCGGCGATGCCCCGCCATGCCTTGCCGAGCCGAACCATGCGCTGCCTGCCGTGCCGTGACGCGCGCAGCCATACCCAGACACGCCCAGTCCCGCCAGGACTGCCGTGCCACACCAAGCCCCGCCCAGCCTTTCCGGGCCGCGCCCAGCCTTGACCTGCCTGCCTCGCCCTGCCGTGCCTTGACTCGCACGGCCTCACCTCAACTCGCCGCGCCTCGACTGCCCCGCCGAACCGCGACCCGCCATGCCGGGACAAGAGATGCCCTGCCTGCCGCGCCTAGCCCAACCGCGCCTGGCCTCGCCGCTCCCTGACATGCCACTCCTCGCCTGCCGAGCCGTACCGCACCCAGACGAACCATGCCGGACCCAGACCTGCAATGCCATGCCCAGACTGCCGAACCGCGCCACGCCGGACCGGGCCACGCCCCGCCGCGCCAGAGCCGGCCATGCCAAGCCATGACTGCCGAGCCTCGCCAGTCCTCGCCGCGCCTGACCATGACTGCCTAGGCCGCGTTCTCGCCCAGGTCGCCGAGCACCAGCGCGCGGAACTCGGCGAACCGCTCGTACCGCGCCTTGAGCTGCCGCCACTCGCGCTCCATCGACCGCAGAAGCACCTGGGACGCGATGTCGTCGTGCACGATCTCGTCAAGCGGCTCGTACGCCATCCCGCCTTCGGCGCGCGGGATCGCGTGGAACGTCCGCACGTCGGCAGGCTTGCCGCCCCGGTCGGTGTACGTCTCGCGTACCACCCGGATAAGCTGCCGCGCCTGGGCGAGCCTGTACTTGTGGGCAGCAGCATCGTTGTCCCACTCGAACCGCGAGTGCAGCGGGTGGTCCTCGGCGCGCGCCGCGTCGACCACGTTCGCGGGCGTGAGCGCGCCGTACTTCTCGCGAACCGCCATAAGCTCGCTGCGCAGGTCAGACATCATGTTCTCCTTTCATCGGGGGCTCCATGCCTGCCGTGCCGCGCCATTCCTCGCGCCGACCGGCCATGCCAAGCCATGACTGCCGCGCTCAGCGCAGGACTTCAACCTCGCGCGAAGCATCGATGCAGAACGTGCCGAACTCGCCGCGCTTCTCCGGCCGCCACTCGCCGACGCCGATGCCCATGCCGCCCGCGTCCACCAGTGACAGCAGGGACGCGCGGCTCAGGCTGCTCTTCACGTAGGTGATCTCCAAGGTGGTCGACCACTCGGGGAACTCCGGCCGGTAGCGCAGGTCTGCCGACCGCGACGGGCCGCCGAGCCGCACCACGTCCTCCCGCATGCGCGGCTCTCCGGTGATCTCAACGAGCGCCTGCGGGTCG